ATTCTCTACAGGCCCCAGCTACCGGCTTCTCGATCACCATCGGCAACGCGATCAACTTCCTGATCCTCAATCCGGCAGGCGCCCTGGCCACTGGCACGATCACCATGCCGGCCTCTCCGGTCGACGGGCACGAGGTTACGATCTCGTCGTCGCAGATCATCACGGCGATGACAGTCTCGGCAAATACTGGTCAAACGCTCGATGGCACCATTACGACACTCGCTGCGAACGCCTTTGCAAAATGGAAGTTCGTTTCCGCAACAGCTACATGGTATCGTGTAGGCTAGAAAGGTTAAGACTATGCAGAACAAAGTCATTCGTTTTGGTCCGGTCGCCCTCTCTGCGACGAGCACGACCAATATCCTTAACCCACCGACTCTTACAGGCGGCACAGGTCTCGCCGGTACGAATTCAAACACGTACCTTATCCTTCGCCATATCCGTGTGGTGAACAAAACGGCAGGTGCGGTTAACGTCGCCCTTTGGTTGGGTGCGACAGGCGCGAATGCCGCGGGAACTGAGGCGATCTTCGGTGGGGCCGCTTCCGCAGGTTCCCTGACTCAAGGCGTCTCGGTCCCGGCCAACAGTTACCTCGATTGGTATGGTCTACTTCGTATGGACGTTGCTGACTTCCTTGTCGGCGGGGCGTCCGCCGCTACTTCACTCACCATCGAAGGCGAAGGCGAGATCGGGGTTGTCTAACTTCTAACTATAACAGGATCGACAATGAAAAAGCTCCTTCTCGCCCTATTGGGCGCCTGCGCCTTTTCTGCTTCAGCGGATGCGCAGTCGCTAATCGTTAGCGGTGGCCCGAACATCAACGCGCCTATAACCATTTCCTCAGCCACCACTACCAAGGTGATCGCCGGGAGTTCAGTCAGGCAAATGAGCATCACCGAGATCGCCTTCGTTTCCGGCGGCGCAGGGAACGTGACTTTTGAATACGGAAACGGAACCAACTGCGCTTCCAACACCGTCGCCTTGTCTGGTGCTATGGCCGTGGCTGCGGCCGAGTATCAATTCGGTGACGGCCTCGGAAATGTCTTCCTCATCCCCGCCGGTTTCGACTTCTGTGTCGTGACCACTGCTTCCGCCACCGCACAGGGTTTCGCCGAGTATAACAACTTCAATGGCTTCTAGCCTGTGCCGCGGCCTAACGGGGGGCATAAGGATGATCATATGCCTAATCAACACCTCACCCCAGAGCCTCGCTCTTTTGTAGGATCAGATGACGTGGAACTGGACCCCATCAGGAACCCTACAAAAGCGACTAGTGCAATAGTTGCGCGGGGTGTTAACAAGTTGCACAAGTGCGTCGAGGCTGGCTTCCAGAATGTGAGTAGCGAATTGGAAGTTATCCGAGCCGCCTTGCGGATTGACAAGGATGGTAAGCCGCTTGGTGGTAGCAAGCCGATTGGCCTTCTCTCATCAGGGGAGGCGGCGTGGCGCGGCGCCTTGGTAATCTTCGGCGGACTGAGCGCCACGGCATTTGTCTGGAAGGCAGTCGTCTTCCTTGGCCCGGCGTTGGAACAGTTGTTCCTCGCCATCAACAACTTCATCGTGAGGCACACCTAATGCCCAGTACTAGCGGCGACCGAGAAGACATGGCTCGGGAACCTATGGAACCTGAGTATCCTTACGGGCTGTGCATCAGCCTGTGCAAGGATGAACTCGAGAAGCTGGGGATTAAGATCGAGGATTACAAGATCGGGGACGTCATCGCCCTCGACGCTGTGACCAAGGTCAAGGCGATCTCTCAGGACGACCAGGGGTACGATCGCCTCGAATTACAGATCACGGAACTCGGGATCGAGACCGAGGACGACCACGACGCAAAACCTGTCGCCCGGAATACCGGCGACATCCTCTACGGAAAAAGTGAATGACGGCGGTTAAGGGCAAGAAGCCCAAGAAAGCGAAGAAGCTGGTCAACATGGCCAGGAAGCAGATGAACGGTGACGGGATGCACGGAAGTGGGAAGTCGGATGCCACGACTCCGCACGCCGCGGGTCCCGGTTCCAAACTATATCAGGTGGGGTGACTCATGCAGCCGGTAGACATCTGCAACCTCGCGCTTAGCAAAATGGGCGCTAGGGTTAAGATTACTAACCTTCAGACGGATACGTCACCGGCTGCAGTGAACTGTAACATCTGGTATGACCACCTGCGACGCCTGTTGCTGAGGTCGGCTCCATGGGGGTTTGCGAGGACAACAGTCGCGCTGACTCAAACGGGGTCGATCCTCAACACCCCGCCGAATAACGACTATCCGTGGTTATTCAACTACGCATATCCAGGTGACTGCATTCGGTTCCGGTATCTCCTACCGAGCCCGCCGCCACAGGCTGGAGTCGTGCCCCCAACGCCCGGACAACCACTCATCTGGGCGCCCTGGATGATGCCTAGCAGGGAATGGCGCTACGTCGTCAGTAACGTGAACAACGGCAAGGTCATTACCACCAACCTCAACAGGGCGATCGGCGTCTATAATCAAGACGTCACGAACAGTGAACTTTTCGACGAGGGGTTTATTTCCGCATTGTCTGCCGCGCTGGCGGCCGAGCTTGTCTTGCCTCTTTCCGGCAACGTCCAACTGAAAGGCGGCCTGGTGAACATCGCTACTGTTGCGGTGAACGAGGCGAAAGCTGACGATGGGAATGAGTCGATCGCTGACGTAGGCCCGCAAAATGCTGACTGGATCAGGGTCCGGGGCGGTGGTGGAGTCTACGACGGTTGGAATGGCGGTCCTGCAGGAATGTGGGGACAATATAACTGTGACTGGTCAGGAGGCTATGGAAGCTGATGCCTGAGAGCAAAATTCAGACTAGCTTCGCTGCCGGCGAACTGTCTCCGACTCTTTACGCTAGAGTCGATATCGACAAGTTTCAAGTTGGAGCGGCGTTGCTTCGTAACTTCTTCGTAGACTGGAGAGGAGGAGCGAGCAACCGCCCTGGAACGAAGTATGTAAATATATGCCGGCAGGCCGGCGCCCGGTTAATGCCCTTCGACTTCAATACCGAAATTACCTACATGATGGAGTTTGGAAACGAGTATATCCGTTTCTACACTTCTGGACAGCCTGTCCTCGAACCGACTATTTCTGTTCTTGGATTTACTGTAGCGAGTCCTGGCGTCTTCTTCATTCCAAGTCATGGGTATTCTCCTGGAGACGAAATTGTTTCCACCGCACCGAACATGGCAAATTATAGTAATCGCCAGCTCCTCGTTGGAACAGTAGTCGACGCCAATCACGTCACGCTAACTGACTTATTCGGTAACGTGATTAACACGACAGGTACTGTGTTTGCCGGGCCGATGAGTACCGCGCGCATCTATACCTTGGCTTCTCCATTTTTAACTGCAGATCTATTCGACCTCAACTTCGTCCAGTCCGCCGATGTCGTTACCATAGTCCATCCGAACTACATTCCACAGAACCTGTCTCGGATTAGTGCAAGTACATTTCAGCTGGCACCAGACGTTCCTGGGGCTGTCATGCAACCACCTACGGGCTTAACTGGTTCCTCGTCTGGTGGAGTCAAACAAAATTACGGTTACGCCGTCACAGCAGTTAGTGAGGATGGGACTGAAGAGTCGGTTATGTCCATTCCGGTGGTTGTAAACTCGGCGTTATTGGATCAAACTGCAGCCACGCCAATCCAGATCACACTTAACTGGACAGCGCCCGCCGGTCTCATAGTCTCAGCTTACAACGTCTATAAGTGGGGTCCAATCACTGTCAGTAACGGGACGCCGCCGACTGTTTTTGGTTATATCGGCCAGACTCAATCCACGTCATTTACTGACTCCAACATCGCTGCGGACTTTTCTCAAGTCCCGGACCAGTTTATCGACCCGTTCTCTACTGGTCAATTGGAGAATATCACCGTTTTAACTGGCGGAGCCTATACCGCCGGCGGTTCGGTATCCTACATTCCATTAACGATTACTGGAGATGGTACAGGCGCTGCTGGCTACGGTGTTGTCGATTATACTTCCGGTGCGATTGTTGGGGCCTTTATCACGACACCAGGCAAAGGCTATACACAAATAACAATAAGTGCGGGTACTGGCGGGGCAACCTTCCAACCGCAGATCGGTCCTGAGACTGGCACATATCCAAGCGTGGTTTCCTACATTCAGCAAAGGCGTGCCTATGCCGCGCCAAATGGGGACCCGCAAGGTTATACTATGTCACAAACGGGGAACTACGACAACTTCAATGTCTCCCCGGTTGTTGAAGACTCTGACGCAATCACCGGCAGGCTGGCTTCGGTAGAAGTAGATTTCATTCAATCTATGACTCCCATGTCAACCGGGTTGGTTGTCTTGACTTCTGGTGGTGCATGGCTCTTGTCCGGTGGGACGCCGGGCGCCCCTTTAACTCCGTCCGCAACGACCGCAACTCGTCAAGCGTCTCACGGCGCCAATAGCTTTCCTGCAATTGTCTGGAACTACGACGTTCTTTACATGCAACAGAAAGGAAATACGGTTCGAGACCTTGCATTTAACTTCTATCTTCAATCTTACGTCGGCGATGATAGAAGTTATCTCTCTCAACACCTATTCACAAATTTCAACTTTGTCCAATGGTGTGCCGCAGAAGAGCCATTGAAGCTCATCTGGATAGTCCGTGATGACGGAGTCATGCTGT